ATGCAAAACCATCTGGGCAAGTAAATGTTGTGTAGGTTGAACCAGTTTTACCGCTAGTTGTAAAAATAATATATGGTTCTAGTTGAGAAATTGTGGTAAGACCGCTTAATATTGATACTGGCACATTATAAACTTCCGCACCAAAACCAGCTGGGTTTGGTGATGGATAAGCACCAGTGTTATCGTTAGCACCCTCTAATTCAATAATATTTGTACCACCGCTAAGAGTTATTGGAAAAACATTCCAAGTTCTATAGTTTAAATTTGGGTTATTGTTTGATGGACTAACGTCTATTATTGTTATTCCATTTAATTTAGCTTTTATATAGTTATCACCAGATATACCAATACAATATTCAGCGGTTGCTGGCGCATCAAAACAAAATGAAAACCCAATAAAGGTATCTGCCGATATTGTAGTTCCTGTGGTTGCCCAAATACCTATATTGTTTAGTCTACCTCTATTGTAAGGTAAAGTTGTACCACTACCCCATAAATTATTTAATACTGTTGCTTCAACTGTTAATGTTGAACCAGTACCATTATCTTCCGCAAATACTGGCAAAGCAAATGAAGCACCAGTTATTGAAATGGGGAATATTTTATTAGTTATGTTTTCATGAAAAATTGCACCATTTGAATTCCAATTTAGGTCTGGCCCAGCTGTTTCAGCAGTAAATGTTATACCAACCCCTGTTGCAGGTACGTTTGTAAATCCAATACATTGTGTTCCATCTAGTGATAAAGTATACCCAGATGGGCATGATTTTGGTATAGTTTGACCTTCACAAATAAATTCACAAGTTGTTTGACCAGTCAATAAACACGGATTGTCAACAATGTAACACCAAACATCAGTTTCAATGGCTGCTGCAATGTTTATATCCAAATCAATTTCTTTGGTGTTTATAATTAAACGTTCGTTATCTATGTCGTAATTTGTTTGACGAATTGGGTATAGACCATTAGCGTTGAATACTCTAAAGTCTCTATTAACTGGTGTTGTATTTGCCAACCATGATTTTTTATTGTCAATAATCTTTTCTAATTTAAATCCTAGACACTCTGTCACAAATATATTTGTGTTTGATGTTGTAGAACAGTTTTTGTTCAACTTTATATTATCCATCAAAATGCAAATATCACCACACGTATGATTTAATTTTAGATTTATTTTGATTTTTTGATTTGTTATGGCTGATAAAACAACTGGGTCGGTAATATCTGTGTTAAACGAAAGCCAATCAGAGTTAAAAGAATCTGTTGGTAGGCTGTCTGTAAATATTGTTATATCATCAGATGTGTTTTGTAAACCAGATTGATTAAAAAGTGCTTGCGTTAAGTTCTCAGCAACCGCATCACATGTTGTTGTATTTTCACCAATAAATTGACCAGTATTTAAATACATTGGTTGACAATCAGAACCGCCACAAACGTAAAAACCGCTTGGTGACCTTTCTGTTAAGTAATTGTATAAGTTACCAGCGCCTATTGCTGGGAAAAGCGTATTATCCTCATATACTACAACATATGTTCCACCACTATAAACACTAAGAGTCATTGAAACATCTAACGTTTCAAACATATCAATAGGGTCACCGCATTTTACAACTTGTGTTTCTTGTGTGGCGGTTAAAGTAGCCAACTGAGAATAAAGTGTTTGTAAGACATTATTACAATCAATTTGTTGTTGTAAAGAATTTGCTAAATTAACCTCTAATTGTGTTCTCGTACCAAATGGTATTGTACAAGTTGATAGTAATGGTTGGCCACCAGTTGCGACAGCTGTTTGTGATTGTTCGTATAATTGACTTACCTCATCACATCCATATGATGTTGGGTCACCGTTGATAAAATTTTCATAGTTAACCGCCCCCAATATTGTCGCCCAAGCAGATAATCCATCTGGTTCTGAAATACAAAAAGTTTGATTATTAACATGTCCAATATTTGGTGTTATTGGTTGTATAACTTGGGGACCTCTTGTTGGTTCACTTGTTGTATTACCAAAAGCCGTACTACCCATAATTTGATTAGAAGAATTAGGTAAAGCAACATTTGATTGCGATATTGGTATAGAACAAAAAATAGAATACGGTGTTTGTTTTATTCCATCAGTCAAGAAATTTATTGTGTTCTGTATCGCACTACATTCTGTTTCTTGATTTTGAATTTCTCCTTGAAGGTTTATGATTTGTATTAAAACATCTGGGTCATACGTAGGTTCTGTCGAATTTTGTGATTCAAGTAAAAATTTATTAAGTGTTTCACACTTAATCTTAAATAAATAATCAAATTCAACATTAAGCTGACACGATTCGTTAGAACCAACATTGAATATCACACTAGAGTTACCAACAGGGTTTAATTCTATGTTAAATGAATTTTCAATACTACATTTTGATTTTGCAGACCATAAACATTTTTGATTATTTGCATCAAAAGTATAACCTAAAACTTCGCAACAATAGCTTGTTAAAAAAACTGGTGCCAAAACATTCTGTGTGTTTCTTACAAATATAGACACAGAACCATCTTGGTTCTCAACTAACGAACCGTTAGTAGATAAGTATTGTTTTGTATAACAACTAGTTTGTTTTCCTGTTGGCATTATTGTTTTTATTTAGAGATAAATATTCATTTTATTATTATGGGGTGTAAAAACAATCTATTTTTCTTGGATAAAAATTATTAGTAACCCCATTTGCTTTATTATTATAGAAAGCATATATTGTTCCATTTTGACCATTTGCTATGTCAACCATACCAAATTGTGTTAATTGACATGCTACACCAACTTGTCCAGTAAATGGGTCGGTTATATTTGGAACGGGAGTTGTAAGTGTTTGACCAGCCGCATTTTTTTTAATACAATTACATTTATCTGGCATAACAACATGATTACTTCCATCCAAATCTTTAAATAATAGATAATTAGATTGTTGAGCTTGTTGAGCTAATACTGGAAGGGTTACATAGTTTGTTTGAACCATCCATTTACAAGTAACAAAACAACCACATCTTTCAAATGACGAAGATGGTGTTTGGTTTGCTTTACAACAAATATAACCTTTATTTTCAACCACACCTTTGTTTATTTCACTGTAAGGAAATGGGTTACCACCAACTTTTTTACAACAATCTATTGACGTAAATTTAGAATCCAAACCAACTCGTGAATTATTTACTTGGTAAACACTACCATTTGGTAGATATTGTTCATACGAAAATGAAAGTAACCCAAGAGATGTTAAAGATGGTTCCTTTACAAATTTAGGACAATTTTGTTTTTTTGGTTCCGTTTCACTCACACAAAGGCTTAATACATTATCTATTTGACCAGTATCACAACCACATTCATTCAATATTGGTGATGGATTAGGGTCTACGATAATAGATGGTTTGAAGACAATACAATTATCCAAAGTACTACCATCTACATTTGTCATGTTTACCGATGTGACGGTTGTTGCTGTCGTAACACCGCTATTAAAACTACCGAAATCGTAATTACTATACAGATTTGTTGTGTCGGTTGTTGTTGTAACTGAACTAACCGTAACAGCGCTAAATCTAGGTATCAAACAAGTAAATTGGTCAAGATACCTAGACCCACCGTCATATGGCCCAACGTGTGGGTTGTTGCCGCCCAATATATCTATTGTTGCACCTGTTCCGCCAGTTTCTCTATACCATAAACCATAATTTTGAAAATACATGTCTGGTGTATCTGCTAATGGTCTTGGATAACCTTCAGAATCAATTGGATATATTGATAAATCATCATTATTTAACCCATTTAAAAGCAATACAGCATTAAATAACTCAACATCAATTGGTCCATCTGCTTTGTAAATGTATTCGTTGAATTGAATCAAACCTTTTGGTGACCCAATAAATCTTAATAAAAATTCAATTGATTTTCTTGCACCTTTTGATTTCCATATCCACGGACTATTTAGAATTATTCTTCTCCAAAGTTCAACATCAGCTTCAACTGGTGTCAAGCCAACGCTTTGACCAGAATAGGTTGATTGTGGTGTAGACACATAACTAGTTAATAAGTCATTGTCAAATACTGCCGATACTAATTCCCACCCTAAAACATTTGCTAAATTTTTAAGGTAAATGTCTGGCGTGTTATCTTTTTTATCGTAACTTACCGTATTTGCAAAACTAATACCTATTATGTATCTATTTAACTCATCATATTCTCTACCATATATTTGTAACGTTTTGTTTATCTTTTGACCTGTATCATCTTCTTCGTCTGCTGATAAACGAACTGGTGCTGTGTCGAAAGATGTAATTGATTCAGAAACCAAAAACCTATTCATTAGGTTGCTTGATGACAAATCATTTACATCACAAATCTCTAATAATTTTGTTGCATAATCAAAATAATCACTACTTTTAAAATCAATATTGTAACCATCACTTACTGGCCATGTTGCAGAATTTGTAACATAAACAATAACACCAACGTCTGATTTTACAGGATAGGTAAAGCTAGCGGTATATATTGGTGTTACATCACGACTTAACAAATAATACTCTAAATCAGGTAATTCATTGAAGAATTTATCTACTAAAACGTTTTTAGGTTTTATATGATATGTCGCAGCTAAATCTGGTGTTGCAGCTGAAAATGGGTCGCCTTTTACTTTAAAATAAGCATAATCATTAGAAGTATATGTTGACGCAGTATATTCTAATATTTCATATTCTTGATTATTATATGCAATTGCATATGAGTTGTAGTTAACCGTAAAATTTCTTAAGTCATTTGCTTCATTAAAAGTATTAAGAATTGAACCATTTGTTGTATAAACAATTCCGAAATTATTATTTACAAATGATGTGTTTATTCTAAATGTTGATGTTTCATATAAATCATCATAAATATAATTTTGTACTGTATTACCAGTTACTGGAACACCTAAAGCACCAGTTGTTAGTGGTGTCAAATACAAAGAAGCTGGCCACTTTAAAATTATATCCTCCAAAGAAACTCTCATAAGTTCTCTAAGGGAACCAAACAAAGCATAATAATCTAATTTTGATTTATCTAAATTTAAGATTGGTCTAGCATTGTCATCTAACAATACAGCGGCTTGTTCTACCGTTACATTTAAACTTGATAGGGTGACAAAATTAGAAAAGTTTGATGTTGTAAAAAACTTTGTTAGTTTAGGGTCTAAGTTTGTTGTAACAGCAAAGTTACCCATTGTGAACAATGGGGTGTTGCCATCACTAGCAAGCTGTACACCAACTAAGTCAGGTGTAAAGTTTCTATACTCGATACCATCAGTATAAACAACTTTTTGAGCATATCCAACTACTTTTATTCTGTCATTAGCCATTTTCTATTATACTGTTGTTACTGTTGTAAAGTTTTTAGTAAAATCAATAGTTGTTCTTTGTTGTCTAACTTCAAACAATGGTTTACCAGTAAACCTATCTTTTATTTCATACAAATCATACTGTTTGTAAATCTGATTATTGAAGTTGTAGATAGTATAAATACCATCTTCGATAGATTTTGTTTGATTTCCGAACAAAGCAAAGGCCAATGTTTCAATATCTTGTTCAACCATTTCAATTTCAATCATCAAAGGATTGAAAAATGTATTTGTTATGATAACTTGTTGGTTTGGTTGACCAATATAAGGTAACGCATTTGGTTTTACATTAGATGCTGATGATGGTGAAACAGTGCAAAATGTTAAAGTTGAATTGTCATTAAACCTATATCTAATAGCTTTTTGATTGCTATTGGTTAAGTTTTGATTTACTGGTTCAGCTCTGTTATTTGATGTAATTACCCTAAAAAAGTTATTTATTTTAGCATCAGGACCACTAGTATTGGTACTCAAATACTCAACTCTGTACCCAACCAAACCATTATTTTCGAATCTAGTCAAAAATTGTTGTGGAATAGCCGCCAAATCAAACAATAAACCTTGTATGTCTGGAAATGCAGACAATACACCAATGTCAACTATTTTGGTTCTTATTTCTATTGGTTTTATTATAATTGAATAAAACCCTTTTATACCAAATAAATTTGCTGGTAATTTTAATGTATACATTCCACCAAATATTTCAAAACCAGTCACATTCGACTGAGTTTTGTTTGGATTATCCAGCGGTATTAAAACATCAGCTGGGTTTAACTTTTGTAATGTAGTGTTACCAATTTGGTCTCTAGATGGTGAATAATGATAGAAAATCTCAACGTCATCTGGTCTGATGTCTGCTGGTCTAACTATTCCATAAGTTCCTGTTGCCATTTTATTCTTTTTTTTTTATAATATAACTATGATTTTTTCAAAGTGTATTTTATGTTCTTCTAATTGTGTAAAATCCGTTACCATATCTGGCTAATTCTCCCATATTTTTTATTTCAGAAAGTCTTAAGTGCATATCCATAACTGAAGTTATACCTCTATCTATAAATACATCACTTTGAACTTCTGGTGTAGAAATTATTCCAAACAAATATTCTTCTTTGGTAATGGCGGATAATGAGACTGTTGTTTGGTTTTTACCCTCACCCCTAAACCTAAATTGAGTTACTGGGATTACTTCAGTCACCCCATCTTCATATGTAACAGTTCTAGTTATACCAGAATAGTCTCTATATAATATACCACTGCTTTGGTTATTTGTACCCAATAATGCATTATTCGCTGTATCTACTACATAAACAACTGGCTCTCCATCAGATGAAACTCTACTAACACCGTTTATTGTATTTCCAATATAGTTTATGTATGTCTCAGCTTCAATATCCAAACCAACTTTTAATCTGTCTAACTGACTATAAGAATACACGTCTTCTATTTTGCTATCTGTGAAACCAGTTATTGGTATATTAAAATATGCATAATATGATGATTCCGTATTCCCTGTAAAACGAAGTGTTTTAAGGTCTGTCTCAGTTATACCTGTAAATGCTGGTGGTAAAATACCAAACATAAAAGGTGAAGTATAACCACTCTGAATCATTTTATTAATTAAAATGGAATAATCTACTGGTGATTGAGCTACTGGAACATTTGAAAAATATTGTATATCAGTAAAAAGACCCATATCATCAATATCTTGAGACAAGAAAATATTAACGTAAAACGTACTAGCGGTCATGGCACCCCATGATGAGCTAAAATCACCCCTATTTGTGCTGTTTTCTAACGATATTTGACGTTTAACTAATTCCATTATAGAGCATTTATTTGATATAAATTAACAAAAATCTTATTACCTAGGTAAGTTACATTATTTGATGGTGCTGGTATGTTTCCTTGATAGGAATCATCTATAGTATAGAAATACCCAGTTGTTGTCCTAGATAATATAAATCTAGTGTACAATTCGTGTATAAGCGTATCAATAGGTTGTGCTGCTTGTTTGACCATCATGTTTGTAGTTCTGCCATCTTTTGCATTTTTAAAGCTGGCTCTCATGTACAAGTATTTAGGTGGTCCGCCTATTAGCAATTCATCTTTATAGTCATACAAAAAATATCCTTCAGAAAAACCTCTAGGATTTAAAAGAGGGCTTTCTAATGTGTATGTTATTGGTATTTGGTTTGCTGGTTTTGGTTGGCCGATAACACCAATTGGAGACCCCATGGGTACCAAATCAGATTGTGTTATTCTAGAATAAAGTGTAATATTTGTAACTAGATTTTGTGATAAAGGATTGTCAGAATCATAAAAATTCAAATTTAAAAAACTTTGTCTAAAATTTTCTTTTCTAAATTTTATATCATCATCTGTAAAACCTATTGCACCATATGTATTACCAGCTATTAATGTTACTCTATATATTATTCTATCTATTGGTAGTGATGTTTTATCAATTGGAACAAACCTTGTTTTTTCGTAGTCAATAATTGGGTTAATGTTTTTTTCAGTTTCAACGTCAACAAACACACGGTCAACCAACTCAGCATTGTCAACAACTTGATATTCCATATTTATCGGAATATTTATTGTCGTTGCTGTTGTACCGCTAGCTAGTGTTGCTAGGTTTATTTGAAATTTGTTAACAAACATCTTCAGCCGAGTTAATTGTAAATTTATCAGTAATGCTTTCCCCTACAGGGTCGCTTGGATAGGTTGAGTAGTATAAATCCCAATTATCAAATGGGTCTTGTCTTCTTACATAAAAACAATAATTGTCGTATCTGTAGTGACAACCATTTAAAAATGGATAATTTAAAGCCGTTCCATCAACTTGGTTAAATCCAATATCCAAAACATCCCTCCATAAATATGTGCCGTCACCCAAAGCTACAGCATAACTAGGTATACCAATTGTGTTAGCATCACTTTGTTCTATATAGGTTGAAAATTGTTTTATTCTAATCATATGATGGGCTTTATAGAAATAACCTTCTTGTCTAGGCCCTAAATTTGTGGTAACAGTAGTTGCTGGTGTGTTTGGTGTCGTAAAAGGATTTGCTTCAATTGTTGTATACGTCATTGATGGGCTGGTCTCTCTATTACGAGTATTAAATCTATGAGAAACGTGAGCTAAAATATATTCTCTTAATTCAGCTTCATTGTATTCTACCAAATCACCATAATAATCATTATTGTTTGTAATATTATTATTGTTGTTTATTGTTACATTGAATTCTAATTCTTTATGGCTAGGAAAAGGCAATGAACCACCATTATGTATTTTATTTATAACAGGTATATCTAACAAATATGGGTTGCTACTACTGCTAGTATTTAACTGTGCAATAAATGGCAACTCAATACCAGATTTAACTTGTGTAAACAAATTATTGCTGTCTGTTTTTATCACTGTCAAATATAATTCTGTAAGTGGTCTACCTAAATTATCAACCAAATCAGATACGTCAATGTCTTCATTAAAAACAAATTGAGTTATATCATCTTGATAAGAATTTTCACTAAAAGCAACTCTGTATGTTTCATAGTCATCTGTCTCAATAACTGGAGTATTTCTTGTTTTTATTTTTCTAAATTTTCTAAAATAGTAAACAGACTCTTTATCGTTTACCACTTTTTTCATTCTAGAGTCAAAGTCTATAGTATTGAAAGGTGATGTCGGTACGTCTATAACAAAATAATAGCCTTTTAAATCACCATTATCTAAACCTGTTCTTACTACCAAATGGTCTCCATCATAACCGTTTGAACCTGTGATTCTAACTAAATCACCCACAGCCAAATTGTGTAAACAACCAGCTGATATTGCACTCATTTGTCTGGTTGAAACATCCGCTGGTTGAATATCTACCAACAACAGACCACCATTTACCATTGTGTGACCAGAATCTGAAGTCGCTGGATATGTTATTGTTAATTCCCAATTTTTTACTGGTTCTCCTGTTGGATTGTGGTATGGGTCTATGTCTTGAATAAATGAAAACCTTTCTCTTTTAGGTTCCATATCAAAATAATTACAAAAACCAGCTTTTGTTATGTCTGGGTCATAATAACCAAACCAACCATTATTTTCTTTTAAATATTTTTTAATAACATTTGGATATACTGGGTCTGTAAAACGATAATCACCATTTTGATTTACGTAGTTAAATCCTTTCCAAGTGTATAAATCCAAATAAGCACCAGAATCATCCAAATTAAACAGTGGATTTGATGCCAATATATTGATTGTTCCAAGTATTCTATAATATGTGCTTCTTTGTCTTTCAAAATCAAATCGTTCAGCAGCATCAACAATTTTTGTAATAACTCCAGGTGGTAGTAACCTTTCACTATCATCAATGTTTATCTTAATATAACTGTCGGTATTCAAAGATTCCTTTGAATTCTCTACCGATAATCTAATTTGTTTTCTTTCTGTACTCATACTATTAAGCCGATACTTGACAACCAACACTATCAGTTATAGTCACTGTAGCACTTTGATTTACTGTTATTTGGTTATTATTGTTAAGCGTTGCTGTTATACCATTTACCAATACGGTGTAAGGTCCTATACCACCAGTTACAGTAATTGTTTTGTTTGGTGCGCTTACATTTGAGCTCGAAGCTAATGGAGAGATTGGTAATGGCATTTGAGCAGCATAGTAAGTTAATATGTTACTATGACAATCGTGTGTAGAAGTGTCACTAAATCTAAACGTAATGTTATTTACAAACGCTGTTTTAGGTACGTCAAATGACATTAGAGCACTAGTCCATGTTGGATTGGTGTTTAAATAATTCCATGTTGTTGAATTGTCTACTCTATACTCAATATAAGCTGTTGCACCAACAGATAACCCATTTGGTATTCTAAAATATATCCTATAATTATTTGGACTACATTGTTTAGCTATTTCAGCTGGTTGTGCAGCTGTTAATGTTAATTGAGCTCCATTAGACCCAACTGTAAATGTTTGTGTTGAAATCCCATTAGGGTCTTGAACCGTTACCAAATAATCACCTGCGGCTAAATTCGTTAGATTAAGAGAACCGCTAAAAAATCCAGCGTTATTAGTTGTTGTTCCAGATGTTGTTACAAAATATGGTAATTGTGCTCCAGTTACTGTTATCGCTAAAGCACCATCATTGCTACCAACATAACATGTTGTATTTGTTGGAACGGCTGTAATATTTATTGTTGTAGGTCCAGAAACAGTCAAACCAGTTGTTGTACAAACAGACCCAGCCGAATCAGTTACAGTAACTGTATAGCCTTGGTCTACCGCTGTGGCTAATCCAGTCATCTCAACTGCGCCATTAGTTGGTTCGTTAGTATAGTTAGGTACAGGTGCACCGTTTTCATCTAATAACGTATACACGTATGGTACTGAACCACCGCCTACATTTAAAGTTATTATACCATCTGATACTGAAGTTGACGTGTTATTTTTTGTCACACTTGCACTACAATAGAATGATGGTGGTCCACCTACAATCACTGTTTGTGTCACTGGGTTTCCACCAGCATCAAACACACTTATTGTGTATGTACCTTGTTCTAAACCAGTTGCTGTATCAGTTGCTGGTGTTACTGTTATTGTTCCGCTAGTTGTGTAATTATTCGGCCCAGTTATTGTGTATGTATAAGGGCCTTGACTGCCAACGATTGTAAATGTTATTTGTCCGTCAAACCCACCTGTAGTTGTTGTTGGTGTAACTGTTGCATCTATTACCATATCAGTATCAACTATTACAACACATGGTGTAAAATATCTTTGATTCATTTTATCCAAAGATGAACGCCCTGGTTGAGTTCCAAAATACATGAAAAATGAATGTTTTGGTTGAACAAAACTATTGTCGTTTGCATAACCCCTAAAGTTAGCATAATCTTGTCCGTTAATTGGAAAACCACTAGAAAAGTTATAAATTGCATCGTTAGCTAAATTAAAATCACTATTGATGATTGCTGGTTGTGAATAAATAACAGGGAATGTTGTTGCGCTGTTTATATAAAGATAAGCATCTCTAAATTGTTTACCAAACGTATCGTCAATATCATTGCTACCTAAATTACCATTCGCTGGTGTCATAATCGCACCAGTTTGTGGGTTAAATAATGCTTCGTCCAAGTCAACTTCTACTTCACACATATGTCTTAAATTTAAACATTGTCTTGCATCAACATGTAAACCAGCACAATTAATATCAAAAAATAATCCTGGAGCACCGTTTCCAATTTTAACTTGACCAGTCGCTAATACTGTAACATTGTCATCATCAAGTTCTTCAATTTCTGGCGGTAGCTTATAACTTGAACCGACTAATGATGGTTGTAACTTTGGATAACCTTGCCAATCACATGAGAACACCGAACCCAAACAAACAATATCAGTAGCAAATAACTTAAACGCTGCATTATGGGTTGTTGCAGCATAATAAAATTCGTCTTTGTATTTTTTAATTAAACCTTCTCTAATAAGTCCGTTATCACGATAGTCTTTCTGACAATTGTTACTATTACAACTGTAACAAGTGTCCAATTGTTTATTGTTTCTACAAGGGTTATCTGGTATACCATTGTTATTCCCATCGACACCAGAATAATTAGGGTCTCCAGTAAAATCTTCACAATCAAATTCACAAAATCTTTCTTTGCCTCTTCTTCTCTTTTTATATTTTAACAAATAACCAAATAACGTTCCAGTTACCCAATCGTTATAAAAATCAAATTGGAAAAGATTTAACTCTTGAGCCATCTGAAAAGCCAAACAATCATCTAAACCAGCTAAATCAGTTGGTAAGTTGCTAGAATAATTAATTGGGGGTGTAGCTGCATCAAAACCTTTACTGTCTTTACGGCATCCTGGTGCAAACAATGAACCATCATCAGCTGGACAAAGAATTGTTACACATGATACAAAATCTGGTTCGTTCAAATCGGCCCCAAGTTTATTAATAAATTTAACAATACCCCTTATAATGCTTACTATAACGTTTATGAGGGGTATTATTATAAAATTAATCAAACCAACAATAAAACCAATGATTTTAATAATTAAACATATTATAAAAAATATTGGATTTATAGTTGTATTAACTCTATTATAAGGAAACGGATTTTTATCACCAGCACAAGCATCAACATCTTTCATTGCTGTTATATTTCTGTTTGAAGCACCTGTTAAACTTTTTTGATATCTACTAATAAAGTTTGATACTGTATATATTTTATTCCAATATATGTCTTTAAAACTTGTTGGCTTTGTATTTTCATCAAAATTATAATCAATCTGATTACTGTTTTGTGGGTTGTTTGGGACTAAATATTTCGCTCTAGTTCTAAGTCTACCTTCACCACCAGTCACGTCCATTCCTATTCTAAATCTTACATTAGCTCTAGTAGGAACCCCTTTATTAGGGTCTTCTGACAAAACTAGTGTCCCAGTCTCATCGGTAATCATGTAGTCCAAATTCATTGGAACTTGAAAAGCCCATGTTCCATCATCATCAATAACTCTACCACCATCTACTGAAAATTCCTCAATTTCGTCATCGATATTCTTTCTAATCATTTCTACGCTACCTGCCCCTGCAACTTGTTCGCACAGTTCGCCTAACTTTTTTCTAGGTCTACACCTTTTGTTGACAGAATTTTTATCTTGGTCACCGTAAATGCTACCCATAAAAATAGCACAAGGTTGTAACGTATAATTCAAATCAACATCTACTCTTGTAATACCAATTTCACAATTGTCCATATCACCCCAAAAAGGCTGCACGTTTACACCTACATTGGATGATTTTATCTGAATTAATCTGTCTAAATTAGTATCAGCTTTAAATTTTGTTGGGCTGTCAAAAAATTTAGGTGAATTGCCTTGTCTTATTAAATCATATGGTCTTTGTGATGCTATTCCAATATCAGAAACGTCTGCATCAACATGGAGTGTGTATGTTCCTATAGGAACACCAAAAATCATAAAGTCACCAGCATAATTTGTTGTGGTTGTAAATTTATAATATTTGCAATATACCTCTAAAATGTCTGAATTATCTAGAACCTCTCTTTTGCTAGGAAATGTACCAACTGGTGTAAAGCAATCATTTTCAGTTACTGAATATCTAGGTAATAAATTGTATCTTATTCCGTCACTGTCTTTGTCTGTAACAGTATCATACGGATAAAGGCCAGATATTTTAACATCTTGTTTATCTATTTCGTCAATAGGTATAAAGATGCTAACCTTTGCGTTAGGAACCCCAAATCCACTGTTTATAATTACTCTACCAGCAACAACACCATAATCAGAACAAAAATTTTGATAAATTTCATCCTGAGTTATCTTTAATGAAAGGATTTCAACAAAATCTATGTCTTGGTCTATTTTAACTTTGACATATTTGTCACCTCCATTTGGCTTGGTTCTTATTCTTATTGATTCAGACATTAATTTAGATTTGTTTATCTGTTATATCTTCAGCATCCAATAAAACAACATCGTCTTCTGTTAGTTTTTCGAATTCTTCATCATCAATTAAATCATCATCGTCATCGTCTTTTGGTTTAAACTTGTTACCAATAGCCAACAATAATGGTTTAATATCAATATTTTCATTTAATATAATAATATTAAATGATAGATAAATTATATATAGATTTATAAATGGTAATGCCATTAAAAACATTAAAAACATAAGTGTTTTTAAGCTATATTTTATAAACTTTTCAAAAAATGATTTTTGTTCGCTTTGAGTTGAATCACCCATAGCTTCCATAGATACTTTACCTTTACAATTACATCCAGCCATATTAATTAATTTTTATTTATTCAAATATACAAAACTTATTAAAATAAGGAAACCTTACGATTTGACTCTTACTTTAATATCTTGCGCTGGAAATTTTATCTCAAACATTGTGATTGGGTCGCCAAATAATGTATAGTCACTTGCTATATCTATTTGTCTTGTTGTTTCATCTATGTAAGGTTGTGAAATCTCATTGACACTATATCCGTTTCCAACTTTATTGTAAATTCTTAAATCAATCACGTTTAATACACCACCAACATTATTTATATTTTCAATCAAAGGTGACAAATATATATTATCACCCATCTGATATTTGTTTATATCCATAAAGCTCTGAACACTTGAAATTACCTGTGAAATAATCTGTGACTGAGGTGATTTTTTATCAACAAATAAATCAATTTCAAAAGATAGGTTTATTATTTTACCGTTTGAAATTTGAACATAATCATTTAACATTCTGTAATCAGCTAAATAAGTTGCAATATTGCTTCTAAGCGTAGTTGTTGAAGTATTGGTTAATTTTCCATTGGCATCTAAACTTAAGATATACACTTTAACTTTGTTTTGTTCTTCAAACACACCACATCTAAATGGAACGCCAAATTCACCTGGCATTAAAGAAATCCTACTATGATAATCTTTTATTGTTACAGCTCTGTTTTGAGATGAAAAGTTATACTTAACCATGTTTCTTATTTCCTCAATGCTAGGAGCGTCTTTACCACCCAAAGCTGGAAGTGGGTTATTCACTCTAAGAGAAGCCTTAACAGAGTTATTTACTGTCTGATTTGGACCATTGACTACCATGTTTACCAAACCAAGACTAGTTAATACGTTTGGTCCTAAATTTGTATCGCCACCACCACCAACTCTGTATTTTACAAACATGGTTGTATTTGCTGTTGGCGTTTCACCCAATGCCATGTTATTTATAAAATCACCGATTTGATTAACCAAAGCTGGGTTTACATCAAAATCACAAAGGCTACTAACATCTTGGCTACCACCACCAAAGGTTATTTTTGTGAACCCTAAGTCAGTGTATTCACGTATAAATTTTTTTGTTACTGTTATCCATTTTCCTGGTCTAATACCAGCATTATCACTAGTAACGGCATTATCTCCAATAAAGATTTCACTTTCAGCTAGCGCATCCATTTCAAACCATCTATTTTCAATGTTTAAAAATTGGTCTAATGCTGGGTCTTGTATAAAGTTTGTTCCTTGAAGGGCTATAATAGAATCAATCGATAATACATTGTTTTCTGGTAATATAATTTGGAAAAATGGTTTAACGTCATTTGCTGATATGGTTCTACTAAAAATTTTTGTAAAACCGTTTACAACCATTTCTCTCTTTGTCAATGTATAAGTAGTTAAAACACCATTTGAATTGAAATTTGGAATAATCAATCTGTTTGGTACACCGCCTATTGTGAATGGGTTTGAAAAATCAATATCATACTGTGTTTCAAATACTTTACCAGCACCATTAACTTGAGCTCCAGCTCTAATAACTGGTGCATATGACACATCAAATGTATCTGCAAATGGCGGTACTGTAACTGAAAAATCAACTATAGTTACGCTTGGGCGTTTTCCTGGAATCTTTAAACCAAATGTTCTAGCTAAAGAAAGGACTGATTGTCTTTGTTGTGCATAATCAATTTGTGTTTCTTGAAACATTCTGTCTGTATTGAAGGATAGCATGTCCCCAACAGCAGCGTTTAATTCCAATAACATCATACCAACAGATGCATCGTTAAAATCATTAAAAATGTCTGGATAGTATTGTCTAACCATGTTTACTAGGTCGGTTCTTATATCCGCAAAGTTACGAGAAGTATAGTTAATTCCTTGTGCCATATTATATATTAATTATTACAAAATCAGAGGTTGTAAAAACGTCATCTGTTATAGTGTAGTCAAACCTAACCACAGCTGCATGGTCGTTTAACTCCGATGGTGTAACACTTATTTCATTTACTTTTAATTTTGGTAAATATCTGTTTACAGCTGTGTCAATTTCTTCTTTTATTTTAGATAATGTCAAGCCATCCTCTGGCTCAAAAATATATCTAAGTAAATCTGTTCCAAAGTCTGGATTATATAATCTTTGACCTTTTCTGGTCAATATTAAATGCATCAAATCTGCTTTGATTGCTGCATTTTCATCAAGGTTTAAATCCAAGAAGAAACCCTTTGGGCTATTCTTAAATGGATAATTTATGTTGATGTATTTTAATTCAGCCATGTTTGTGCTTTTATACATAAATATGGTACTAAAAGATTTTTGTAAGTAAATATGTAAATAAAAAAAAGGGCCTAAAAAGGCCCTTTTATAATTTTAATGTAATAATTTAAGCTGAACAACCAAAACACTCAAACTGACTATCTTTTGGTTTCTTGGCAACATTTACTTGTTGTGTGGCTAATTTTGTGTTTGTTTCCAACTTTGACTTTGTCCTAGTGTAGTAAACACCTGTTTTTAACCCACCTTTCCAAGCATACATCAAAGCACTTGCTATTTTCCCATATTTTGCATCAGCATGATATACGTTCAATGACTGTGATTGGTCAACATATTTGTTTCTAATGATGGCCAAGTCTAATAAAACTCTTTGTGGTATCTCCCAAACATCTTTGTATCTGAAACGAATATCTTCTGGTATATCAACAATATTTTGAATACTACCTTTGTTTTTAATAACTTTGTCAATCATTTCTGAATCCCATAACTCATGTTCAATCAATTCGTTTACAAGATATTTGTTAACAATCAAAAACTCACCTTGACCAACACGTCTTGTAAACAAATTAGCAGTAACTGGCTCAAACGACTCAAATGAACCCAAAAGAATTGCTGATGAAGCTGTTGGCATAAGACCGAGAAGAAGACTGTTGTACATAGGTATTGGTTCTCCAGCTGGTTTTGGTGACCAACCTTCAATATAAGTTTCTCCAACAGAATATAAACTTCCTTCCCAAGCTGGATAGTTTTGTCCTTTTTCTTCAGCTATTTTCATCGACTCTTCAACAGCAGCTTTATACATTGTTTCAAAAATGTCGTTGTTCCATTTCTTAGCTTCTTCGCTTTCAAACGAAATCTTCTTTTTTGCAAAGAAATCAGCTAAACCAGCAACACCGATTGCTAAAGCTCTTTGGTCCAAACCAGCTGCTTCGCTCCAATCATCACTCCATTTATTTTTATCAATAACTTTATTTAAACCTCTAACCAAAACCCTTGTTGTTTTGTCAATTGATTTAAGTCCATTGTGTTCAGCTAAGTTTACAGATGCCAAAGTACATTGAGGTGTGTATTTTGGTTTTGAAGCTTGAAAAATCTCACAATTATGAACTAATATATTATTAGCATAAAAATTGTTAGTATTCTCAACTTGAATGTCATACACATCCATAGTTTTTTCTAATTTATTAATTTTAATCATATTATTTATTTTTTATTAATTATTAATTATTTATATATTCAAATTTAAAACCTTTATAAGTTTTATTTCTACCTTTACATACTGCTAATACAGATGTTATTTTACCATCTATATATTCAGCAGCTGATTTTAATGAATCAAACTCGATAATATCACCGTTATTATCAATCCTTCTCACTTTTCGTTGATTGTTACCTTTTTTAATATCAAATGTGTATTCTTCATTCTCCCATCTAAAAATATCAATAAAAGTGTTGTTATTTTTACATTTTCTTCTGATTACAGTTGGGTTTAAACCGATTTGTTCACTAGCTTCAAATACATTATTGAAAACTAATTCTATATTACTATCAATATCTTTTTTGTAATAAACTAATTTAGAAATTCTAATAATACCATTTTTAGTTGTTTTAAACCCTCTGGATGAATCATCAGTAGGTTTTTTATAATCTGACCGTTTAGTTTTACTATAGACTAATTCACTATCATTGTATCTAAAATAATAGCCTTTATATGTACCACCATATTTAATACATCGGTATATTAATGATTTAGTTTTAAATTCATATTTATTAAGTATATCATTAATATTTAAAATATCTATTTCTTCTAATGTTTTAGAATCAATCATAACTATTAAACGTTTAACTCTAGATTTAAAATTTTCTTTCATATTATCTATACGCTCTTTAGTAAATTTCTTACCTTTATTCCAATGAACTCCATTAATTTTAGCTAAATAAGATGGATTAATTTCTATTGGTCTACCATACATAGGGTTTTTACTACCTTTAGTATTTTCACTATGTTTTTCCCTTATTTCTTCTTTTTTAGGATTATTATTAAAAGTATCACCACCAGTTCCACCTATAACAATATTAGTTAATAAACCACCTTCAGTAAATCGACCATAATAACCAATTAATTCTTTCTCAACTTTAAAAGCTTCATCTTCATTATCTGTTTCAAATATAACCTTAAAGTTAGGTTTGAAACCTAATCCAATTAATTTTTTAATCGTATTAGTTTTATGTGGGTTTATTTTACTACTGCGATTATCTTTTAATACATCAATATAATGTGTTAAATGTCGTTTTCTATTATTTTTAGCGTTATAATCACCTTTACCTATATAAAAAGGTTTGTAATTTATTTCAGAATAATTATTACTATAATCACCCATTACTCTATCATCTAATAAAATGTAAATATAATATCTCATATTAATAAATATACAGTACATAGTGTACTTTATACTATGTACTGTATATTTTTTTTTTATTAATTAAAATTTGTATCTAACTCATCATCCTCTAGTAAATCACAAGCCATTACATAACCTCTATTTTTAGTGAATATCCTATGGTCTGGTGTACAAATAATCCTAACATTTTTTTCTTCATCAATAATTTCAAGTACTTCAGCATTATCTTTAGTTTTTATAGCACCTAATATTGGTTGAAAAGTATTATCTTGACTTAAAACTAAAATATTTTTATGTTTTTCATAAAGTTTAACTACTTCTTCCATAGTTATTTTTTCAATACCACCGTTTTCATTAATGATTGTTATAATTGATTCACCATTTAAACAACACAAGTTGGATTGACAAATAGGGCCTATATTGGATTGCATATTTCTTTTGTTCGCATTGTCTTTAAACATAACATACGGTCTGCCACTTTCAACTTGTGCTTTAATTATGGCGTCAAATATTTCTTTTGGATTCACCTTTTTACCAATTCCCAAATCAACCGCTTTTTGATACTCTGTTTCAAATTCTTCACCCCAAAGAAGATGCAGTGGTGTTAAACCAGCTTTATTAATATCATTTGGACAGAACAAATACCAATCTTCACTTTTTTCAAGCTTTTGCATAAACAAGTCGTTTATAACAACAGCAGTAAATAAATCACGTGTTCTTAATTGTTCATCACCAATTGGTAAAGTAAGGTCTAAGAAATCAAAAATGTCTCTATGCCAAACTGATAAATAAAGAGCGCAACTTCCAGAACGTGAGCCTTGTTTGTAGAAACGCATTTTTGATTGAACCATATCTGCAAGTCTTACAACACCTCCAGCGTTGCCTTGGAATGAATGAACCAAGCTGTCTTTGCTTCTAAGTGGGTCTATAAGTAAACCAATACCAGAACCCTCTTTTGATGCAGACGCTATCTTTGTTAAAGTAGCTTCAATACCTTCAAAAGAATCTTCTTCCAAATGTGTTAGATTACAACTAACCATACCATTTCTTTTGTCCACACCAGCGTTTGTATATGTTGGTGTTGCAAAGTTGGCTCTTTTGCTTTTTAATTCTTTTAAAAGTTCTTTTCTAGCTTCTTCATCATCATCGTGCAAATGATAAGCAACACGCTCATACATGCATGAAGGAAGTTCAATTGGTGCCTTGTTGTTATCTCTTTTTGAATACTTCGAAAGAAATGTTGTCGCAGCAAAAAAGTCATAAGTCAAATCAATTGGTTGTAGTTCTTTACCTACCAATTTTGATTGTCTACTTAATAGTATTCTACCACCTAATAAGGAGTAGTCTGGATGCTGAATGATTTTATCAGCAGCTTTAAAAGCGATGATTTCATCTATTTCTGTTGTTGTAATGTTATCGCTTATAAGCGGCATAACTTCCAAAAATAAAGAATCGGCATCAACATTTAGTCCAGTTGATTGTGTTTTAATCCTAGTTAGGATTTTGTTTGGCATAAACGCTTGTGTCGTTTTGTCTCGTTTAACTATTCTCATTCCCATTTTGTTTAAAATTCCTCATCAAAAATACCATCAATAGTTGTTGGAATGTCTACTCTGGTATATTCACCTTCTCTCTTTTCAAAGAAGTTATTTTTAGAAGACAATCCAATTCTAGACATATATTCTAACGGATTGCTAACCATAAATTCTCTTTGGCAACCAAAATCGTTTAGCACAATATCCGTAACATATTGGACATATTTTACCATGTCTTGTTTTGTAATACCTTGTAAACCATCTGGCATACTTTCTTCAACAAAAGCTTTTTCAATTTCATAACAACCCAATATAACTTTTCTTAACTCGTCAGTTGACAACTTATAGTCATCTTTCAAATAGTTGTTATATAAATTAATAGCAAATTCATAATGGAATGTTTCATCCCTTAAAATTAATTCGTTCATTGCAGCTAAACCTGGCATTTTGTTTCTGCTTCTAAACCAGAAAACCCCAGAAAATACGCTAGAGAATGCGATACCTTCAATACAAGCAAACGCTACCAATCTATGAGCAAATGATGGATGGTTTATCCAGTTTTCAGCCCATGAAGCTTTTTTAGCCACTGCTTGATTGTTTTCCATTGAATTAAACAGCTCTTCTTTTTCGTGAAGATTTTTTATAAACGTTTCAATCAATAGAGAATATCCATTTGCGTGGACTTGTTCAATAAACGTTTGATGACCATAAAAATATTGAGCTTCCAATATTTCAACTTCATTAAGAAAGTTTGTGGCCAAATTATCAATAACCAACCCATCTGATATGGCAAAGAAAGCCAAAATGTTTTTAAGGTAAGTTTTTTCATTATCTTTTAGCTCATCAAATTTATCCTTACTCAAATCTGTTTCTTCAGCAACCCAAGTTTGTGATTCAGCTTTCTTATACATTTGCCACAAGTCATTGTGAATGATTGGGAAAATGGAATACCTTTTTTTAAGTGTTTTATCTTTTAGATACATTTTTAATAATTTAAATTTGTTTTTTATTCTTCGTTTATAACCGCTTTTCTTTTTGTACTGGCTAAAACTTCATTTACCCTTGCTTGGTCGTTAGTTTCGACATCTTTTTTGTATTCAGTTTGGGTTCTTGCTCCTTTACTTTGGCCCATATCTATCTGAATCCTAGCATTGTCAAAGGTTATATCTTCAAAGATAATACCATCCTTACCAAAACGTGATTTAAGTATGGCCATTGTTGCAGTTCCATTTTCTTTTTGGTCTAGAGTTTTTGCGATTGACACAATAAAGTGACCTATCTGACCTTTTTTAATCGAACCACCCATTTGGTCTGCTTCTACTACGTTTGCCTTTATTGAACTTCTGTTTCCTTGTACCGCTGTCCAACCAGCAATATCTAATTCACCTAACATAGCTTCAAATTGTCTCATAACACTACCTTCACCAACATTCGCATCATCATATTTTCTTGATGGTTGAACACAGTCGATATAATCCAATAGAACGATGTCTGGTCTAAAACCTTCAGCAATTTTTTTCCTGATATACTGTCTTATAATAGGTATGGTTGTCCCATCACTAGAAAATTTTTTAAGTTTTAAGTTACCTTTTCCACCTTTTGACTCTTTTTGCTTGTGTTCACATAAAGACGTGATTTCGTCTTTATGTAAAGATAAGCTATTCAAGTCAATACCAGTCCAACAAGAAATATGTTTTCTTTGAATTACCTTTGGGTTATCTTCAAAGAAGATTTGTAAAACTCTGTAACCATCGTTCATTGCTGTGTTAGCAATTTTGGTCATCATGGTCGTGTTGTGGGTGACGATGTAATCATCAGTAACATATAAATGTTCTGGGTTTTCCACCATAATACATTTAGCTTCTTCTTCACCGTAATACTCGATTGATTTAATAAATTTATTATTAGAATACTTAGTTCTATTTTTAAATTTATTTAGTTTTCTACTTAACCTACTTGGTATAATTCCGTTATCTGGGAAACTAAAGGAAATACGATAATAATTATTACAAATATTATCACCATATTTTCCAATCTTTTCAGAAATTGAAACTCTACCACCTAAAGATAAAACTAATTCTCTAATATCTTTAGATAACTGTTCAGATGTTGTTGAAATCTCTATTCTATGCTCATCAATATACCCATCTGTATCAACTAAACCTTGTAATAGGCTAACTCTATCAGATATAGAAGAATAAAGGTAGTTTTGTGGGATAAACTTAGTTTTAGAATTAGTTCCGTATAAGTCTAATTCGATTAAAGAATCTTTAATCCCTAATAATGAAACCTTTTTTAAATAGCGTTTAACTAAAACTAATTCACCATTAATTTCTTTTTCAATATCTCTAATTTGTTCTTTAATTGATAAGTTGTTATAAATTTTAGCAACCTCAGTAATTATTTCTTCATCTTTGGTAACAAAATTCGGCTGATTAGATGATGTAATACACCCATCACCTAATATAACACCTAATAAATAAGGGTCAATAATCAAATCTTTTTTTATGAATTCGATTGGTGATACATTGGGTATTTTATAATTCAATCGTCTTCCATTCCAAACTTTAACACTATTAATCATATCAATAGTTTTTACAACTTTAAATGAATTATCAGATTGTAAATAAATTTGTTTACCATCTTTTTTTGTTTTTCTATTTCTTTGATTAATTGTGTTTACAGACCATAAATGCTCAGCATCACATAATGTTTTAGTACCATCGTTAAATTTAACTTCGTATATAGGTCTTTTTCCTTGTGGGAATGTACCAATAACTTTGGTTGGTTTTCCGTCCCTGCCAATAACATAGTCACCTAAATTAATATCACCCATAGTTACCCAACCATTAGGTGTTAATATATTAGAAAATAATGGCTGTGCTTTACCGACACCAAACGGTGCCAATATTACAGCCAATTCACCTTTAGATAAGCCACCATCCATTACTTCATCCAAGCCTTTTATGCCAGTTCTTATTGGTTTTCTAAAGTCATCAACCAAAACATCTTTGATATTATCGAAAACATCCATGCCGTCATCCTTATTGTCGCCATGCTCCAATGCTTTTCTAAGTATTGTTTCACATTGTTCGTAGTTTTCAATGTCACCAATATCAATTATTTTTTGAATCTGTTTGATGGATTTCTTCAACTCTTGTTGTTTACAAAACTTCATAGCGATGTCTTGTATTTTAAGAGCATCATAAGAACTAGCCTCTTGAACCTTGCTAAGCTGTGTTAGGATATACTTTCTTTGTAAATCCTCTGTCACATCGGCTAACAGTCTAATTTTAACACTTCCTAAATCAGGAACAATATCATCTTTTTCTTTGGCTTCTTTTATGGCAGCAGCTATTACTCTAAGATATGGGTCACTAAAGTAATTAGCATCTACAATATCAACAATTGAATTGGCAAATCTATTATCCGTAAGTAATTGAGCCATTAGTCTAAACTCATAGTCTAAAC